AACTTTATCGGGACCGTTTGTTGTTATTTCAAGATAATATTTTTTGTTTGTTTTCAAAGTTGGACACGCTCCGGACAAACCGCCGACAACTGCCCCAACGCCGCCGAGAAGTAAACCTCCGACGATTGCTCTTGCTATAACAGATTTATTTTTTTGTGTTTGTTCAAGTTCTTCTAAAATCTCAAGATTGTTAATTTCGGAATTGTTAATTTTAAACAATTCTTTGTTTTGTTCCGAAAAAATAAGTTCGTTTTTGTTAATCGTTAAATTGAGAGTTTGTTCAAAGTCCGCAAAATTAACACCTTGAATATGCTTTACTTTGTATTTTTTCGCCCATGCCTCCGCGGTATGGGCTTTTTTGTTGCCTTTTTTTACTTCTTTGACAAAATCCGGAAAACGTTTGTTTAAATACAGATTCAAACCTCCGGCGATGATTATTGATAAAATCCCGATTAACGGTTTTATGAATAAAAATATAAATCCGCCGAATACTAAAATTGATATAATTGTTAAAATAACTTTACAAAAATTGTTATTTTTTTCTTGATTGTTACAATTATTTAACATTGTTTTTATCTCCACTCGTAACGAATAATCTTTCAGCAAGTCCGACAACGGCTTGAATATCCACGTCGTCCATATTTGAGACAATTTCGAATAATCTTTTTATTGAGTTGTTTTTGTTATATTGCTCAACAAGATTAACGGTCTCGGCGTCCAATAGAACCGGAGTTTTTGCGTCCGTCAAACTTATTAATTCGTCCAATGTGCATTCAAAAACTTTTGATAAAGATTTTAAGGTCCGAAGATTAGGATTTTTCGTTCTCCCGCTCGAGATTCTTTCGACGGTAGCGACAGGAATCCCCGATAATTCGGCGATTTTTTCGTTTGTTAATTTTAATTTTTTCTTAAAATAGTTCATTTTTAAGGATAAATTTTCCATTTCGCGACCTCCGTAAACTCATTATATGGAAACAAATTCTTATTTGCAAGCAATATTTTAACTAAAACATTAACGCAATTATAATTAACGTTATTTTATTAACGAAAAAATTATTTCTTGACAAATTTTATTTTGTTTTGTTAATATTGTTTCGTTATTTAATTAACGGAAATTGAATTTAATATTTGTTAATAAATTAACGAAATTGTTAAAAAAGTAAAGGAGAAAAACAAAATATGTTTAACAATTTAGCAGCAGAAATCGCAAGAAAAGGCGTTAAAAACAATGATTTCGCGAAAAAAGTCGGAATCCACCCCGTTACTTTTTCTAAAAAATTAAACGGAAAAACAGATTTCACATTAAAAGAAATTATCCGAATTATTGAATATTTTAATTGCGAGTTTACTCTTGAATATTTATTCGAGGAAAAGGCGGTTTAAAAATGAAGAAAACGCGACGAGACGAGAAAAAACCGAATTTTATTTACAAATTCGACAATAAAAAATATTCGAAAGAAGAACAAAGTTTGTTAATCTCTCGGTTTATTCAAACCTTGTCGCGATTAGAGAGCAACAACAAAGGAGAATATCATGTGTAAAATTGAATCTTTGGGACAGAAAACCCCGTTAAGTTGGGTTTTAAACTTAGCAAATTTAATCAAGGCAAAACAAGACGAGATAACTCGTCGAAAAATTAACGCGTTGGAGCGTAAAGCGTACGACTATTATTTGACAATATACATCGCGGACATGGTTATCAATAAAAAAATTGATTTTCACCCCGAATTATATTTGTCCGGTCGTATAGATTGCCCGTTTGCACGAAAACAAGCGATTTTCGAAGTTCAACGAATAGTTAAACAAGGCAGAAAACGCATAAATCAATGTTTTTCAATATTGCTTGAAAACATTAAAGAGGAACGACGCAATCAAAAAAATAAAAGGGTTTTTATACATGGCTAACAATGCGAACGGGGCGGTTGTTAGAGTTCATAAAACAAAAGATTATACGATAATGTCAAACAACCACCTATTAAACAAGGATTTAAGTTTAAAGGCTAAAGGCTTGATGTCTTTAATATTGGCTTTGCCCGATGATTGGAATTATTCAATCGGAGGATTGACGACGATGTCAAATGACGGACGCGACGCGGTTTCGAGTACGTTAAAAACGTTGCAACAATTCGGCTATGTGGCGATTGAAAAAGTCCGCGAACAAGGACAATTCAAATCGATTTATCACATTTTCGAAAATCCGGACGAAAATATTTTCACCGATACGGAAAATCCGTTACGGTTAAACCGCTGCAGTTCTGCCGATTCGGAAAATCCTATACAACAAAATACTAATAATCAAGAAACTAATAACAAAGATACTAATAATCAACTTATAGAAAACGCAAGCGTTTTCGGACCGTTTGATTTATTTGAACTTTACAAAAAAAGTTGTCCGAGTTTTCCTCAACCTCGAGAGTTTAGCGAGGACCGTAAAAAGAAAACTATTGCTCGCCTAAAAAAGAAACCGGCTCGCGAATATTGGGAACAAGTTTTTAAAAATGCGAACGAATCGAAATTTTGCCGCGAAAACAAATTCTTTACTTTTGATTGGCTTGTTAAGAATGACTTGAACGCAAGAAAAGTTTTCGAGGGGAATTATTCCGACAACAAATATTCAAATGCAAATGTTGTTAATTTCGCAACATCAACCACATCAAATAAGTACGAAAGTTATCACCAAAAACAAAACGCGGGGCTATAAATGGAAAAAATTAAAGAGGGGTTAAAAAAGACTTTATTTGAACAGTTCGGAAAAAGAATCGATAACGGTAAATGTGTTTTTTGTGGAGAATCATTGAATCCGGGTTCTTTTTGCAACTGTACGAACTCAAAAAAAATAAATCGTTATTTCCAAAAAGCGAACAATTTTATAAACAAGTTTAATTGTTGTTTGAATAGCGAGGATTTAAAGTCTTATAAACAAACTTTGAACACAAGAGCAGCAATACCCGCAAAATATCAAGGGTTAGAATTTGAGGATTATATCTCAAAATCACCCAAACAAGACAAGATTTTTAACACCGTAAAAAAATATTATGACGATTGTTTTAAAAATTTCTTAATCGGAAAGAATCTTATTTTAACGGGGAATTTTGGGACCACAAAAACATTATTGATGTCGATTTTAACTCATTGTTTGACATTAAATTACGGGTTCAATGTTCGATATATTAACTCGGTTGATTTAATCAATGAAATTAAAGACTCGTTCAATACATCAACAAAAATCACAACAAAAGAAGTTCTCGAACGTTATTGTAAATCGGATTTTATGTTTATTGACGACATCGATAAGTTAAATCCGACGGACTACGCTCGCGAATTGGTTTATTCAATCGTAAATATTCGCTATGAAAAAGAATTGCCGATAGTAATTTCTTTTAACAGTTCTATTGAAGAACTCGACGAAAAGTATTTCGGAGAGGCGGTCGTCTCCCGTTTGCTCGAAAAATCAACTTATATTCAATTTGATTTAGAGGACATGAGGTTTTAAAAATGGAACAAGAACATCAAAAGCAAAATGAAATAAATTATTCGGTTGAAGTTGAAAAGGACGGGAGAAAATACGTTCAATCGCTCGCACATCAACTCGCGGCATATTTGTGCAAACAACACTTTGAAGAATATCGTTTTTCGGCAGATTACGGCTTTATGTCGGCTCAAATATACATCGAGACTTTTATATCTAAAGGAAATATGTTTGAGGCGGCGAGAATCTCTCCGAAAAAATGCGTCGGTTTGTTGTTATTTGATATTGAAAAAAATCGAATGGTTTTGAGAAAAACGAATGTTAATCGCTCGATTCATGAGTTCCACGCGGACGGCGACTTGGACGACTGTTTCGGCGTTCAATATGACGTTTTTAAATATTTACGCGATTCCGATTTAATTCAAATTCACACCGTCGAGGAGGTTCGCGGCATTAAAACCGCTTTTTATTACACTATTTCAAAGTTAAAAGCGTTAAGGAATGGACGTTTCCTCCATTTCAAAGGGCATGGAACACAGTTTTTTATTCCGGTCGCGGACTTCCGCAAGTCGGACGGAAAAACAGTTGTTGAGAAAAAGAAAAAGAGAACGTATAAACGCAAGAAATAAAAGGAGAAAAAGAAATGGAAAAAGAATGTTTGAGCATAGAGAAAATCAAGCAATTACAAGGGAATTACAACAAATTAGTTGAACAAAACAAAAGTTTTCAAGCGGAATTGAGGGAGAAAAAACAAGAACTTGACGAATTGTCCGCCGGAGTTCTTATGATTGCCGAAATAATCGGTCTTGATGTTCCAAAAGGAACAACCGCAAACGACATTATTTCAGAAATTGCTGCAGAACTTGATGAGAGCGGCGAACAAGAGGAGGTTTAAAAATGGAAAATTTGATTTTGCATTTCCTCGCCGGAGCGGTGATGTTTTCAACCGGGATTTTTTGTTTAAATCTCGTTATTTGGAGTTATTACAAAATCCATGAATGGATAATGAAAATTATTTGGAACTGCCGCACGACAGAATATAAAAAAATGAAATTGTACATCGCGAGAGGTTTGTTCTTTGAAGAACTTGAAATGTGCTTATTATCAGCGATTGAGAATATTCCGGATAAAACAACTCGACATCATTTCATGAATAGACGTCGCGGCATAATAGCCGAAATTGAGAAGAAAGCCGGCGTCAAGTGATAATCGAAAAATTTTTCGACAAAACTCGTTCTTGTTGGGCGATAAAATTCGGGAGCGAGGTCGAATATTTCAACCACGAGACGCCAGAACACGATAAACGAAACGCCGACGCGTGTTTCAAGTTATTACAAAAGCAATATGGAGGACAAAATCATGGAATGTAAAAATTTTAATTGCGAAAATTGCAATCCGACAATATTCAACCCCGAATATTACACAAAATGCGAATATTGCTCAAAACGTCCGGTCGCGGTTTACAAAGGTCAAACCATGGGACCGTCAGAAATAACGAACAAGAACATCAAAAGAGGAATTGCGGGGGTATAAATGACAAAAATCGAATGGACGAATGAAACTTGGAATCCAATAACAGGCTGCTGCAAAAAATCGGAGGGTTGTTTAAATTGCTACGCTGAAAAAATGCACAAAAGACTTACAGCCATGGGACAAGAAAAATATAAATTTCCTTTTGAAAACGTTGTTTTTCATTACGAGGAATTGTCTCGTAAATTAAGCAATAAACCCAAAATGTTTTTTGTTAATTCTATGTCCGACACTTTTAATGAAAAAATATCCGGGGAACAAATTTTAAAAATATTAACTTTTTGCGAAAAATATCCTCAACACATTTTTCAAATATTAACTAAAAGAGCCGAACGCATGGACGGGTTTTTATATCCGGAGAATGTATGGCTCGGGGTAACGGTTGAAAAGGCAAAATATAAAAATCGTATCGACAATTTAAGAAAAACGAACGCAAAAATTAAATTTCTTAGTTGTGAACCGCTATTGGAGGACCTCGGGGAACTTGACTTAAACGGGATTGATTGGGTTATTTGTGGTGGCGAAACCGGCTCGAATGCTCGACCAATGCACCCCGATTGGGTTCGAAATATTCAAAAGCAATGTAAAGAACAAAATGTCGCTTTTTTCTTTAAACAATGGGGACAATGGAGCCTCGTATATGAGAGAGACAAAGGCGGAACAACAAACAATTATTTTAACGATACGGAGACCGAATTTTACGACAAATATCGACGATTAAATTTTGCCGGCGGTTGCGGATTCCATGGGGAAAACGTTTGTTATTTCAAAAAAGTTAACAAGAAAACCTCCGGAGCATTACTCGACGGTAAGGAATATAAAGAATTTCCGAATTATATTGTCGGAATTAAAAAACGGAGGCGGCAGAATGACAATAATTGATTTTGTTGAATGGTGTAATAAAGCCGATGTTTATTCGGCGGCGATGAACAGTTGCAAAGAGGCATTTTTAAAGATTTTAAAGGAGATGTAATGAAAAAACTCATAATTTGTGATTTAGACGGTTGTTTGATTGATTCGTCATGGATATGGCAAGTAAACAAAAATTTAAAACTCGAATCTCCCCAATGTTGGGAACTGTTCGAAAATAATTCCGTTTCGTCTTGGAACGAAATTGACAATTTCTTATTAAAGTTTTTGAGGGAAAAACTTCAACAAGGGTTCCGCTTATTATTCTTGACGGCTCGTTCTTTCACAATAGAAAACAAAACGATTGATTTTATTACACAAAAAACCGGACTTGTTGTTGGAAAAGATTTTCTCGCGGAATTTCGTCCAATGGACGACACATCGTCCCCGGAGGATTTCAAATCCCGAGTTGTTAAAAGATACCTCGAATCCGGAGCAGAAATTGAACTCGCAATCGACGACAATAAAAACGTTGTTGAGATGTACAAATCGAAAAATATTCCGTCCTTGCGTTGGGTTTTCGGGTATATCCCGAGAGAGCGAGAATTTCTCGAACAAATCTATTCATGGAGAGATTTAAACGACAGCGATTTAACGGACTTGTTTTGCGATGTGGTTAATGAAATGAACGCTCGTAAAGTAGCAAACAAGCAAGAGGAGGAACTATGCAAGATTTAACATCAAGATACAACGACGCAAGTCATTATCAATCATTGAGGGACGATTACAAAACACCTCCGGCGATTTATGAGCCGCTTTTAAAATATTTCAAACGCGACAAGTTCGATATTGACGTATGTTGCACAGACGAGAACATTCCGGCGGCGAAATATTACACAAAAGAGGAAAACGGATTGATTCAACCTTGGCATGGTTTATGTTTTTGTAATCCGCCATGGAACAAATCAATTAAGTTTGTCAAAAAGGCTCTTGAGGAAATAGAAAAGGACCGTTCAACGGAAGTAATTTTCGTTCTTTCGTCCGACAAAATGTATATCAACTATGTTCAAGATTCGTTTTTGAATAATCCGGATTGCGTTTTCTTGGTTTTGAGAGGAAAGCAAGGTTTTATTATTCCGGGACAAGAACACGAACCATTAAAACCGAGCGTCGGGACCATGATTGCGATTCTTTCCAAAAGAGCGGCGGAAATTCAATCAAATTTGAATTTTTATAATTTTTATGGAACGGCGGTTTTTCAGGGGCAAAAATTGACGATTCCATACGAACAACGAGAGGAGGCGTCATGAAAAGAGAGAAAATGCCTCGAAAAATGAAAAAGCGTTTTAAAAAAATGATGAAATTTTTTGACGAACGCGGCAAAGATTATCGCTTGGAACAATTCTTTAAAAACTCTTTTCTCGGATTCTTGGTTTTGAACCACCTCGAACAAATGGGGATAACGAAAGAACAAGTTTCAGACGTTAAGATAAGCGGACATAATGCAACGGTAACGTTAAAAGACTCAATAAAAACCGCAACAATTACGGTAACAATGGAGAATTAGTCATGGAAATATCAAAAGAAATTCACTTTATAAAAAACTATTCTAAAATACAAAATCAAAAATTCGCTCGTTTAATCGGAGTTTTTTCCGGCATGACCGGCGAACTATTGAGAACAAAGTTCCCCGATTTAATGTATTACGACACCGCGTTAGAAAACGGCATGTTTTATCAAATCGAGAAAAATCAATCGTATTTAATGCTGCTATTTTTGGGGAATCGCGATTTATTGTTTACCTCATTCCGTAAAGAGAACGAGGAAAACATCGAGAAATACGCGGATTCAATCGGAGACATGTTCAAAATCGTTATTGATAAATAACGACAATCAAGAGGAGATTATCAGTTGGGAAAAACAAAAAAATCGGAAAAATACGACAAAATTATCGAACTCGTTTTGCAAGACGTACCGACAAGCGAAATTGCAAGAATAACGGGTTATACAATCGGGTATATTCACAGAATTTTTGAGGAACTCCGCGGAGAATACGGAGTAAATTCAAAAGTCGGAATCGCTACGTCCTACATAGCGGAGAGGATAAATAAAACAACCGACGAATTAAACAAACTTTGTTCGTTAATGGGGAGGTGCAAAAATACACCTTGCGAAAAAGGCAGACGCGGTCTGCGTTCAGCACACAAAAAAGATAAAAAATCGAAAAATTAAAAAAGCCGCCTCAAAATGTTTTTTATGCAGACGGGGCGGTGCCGAAAAGGCAAATTGTACATTCAAAAAAATTCGGGCAAAATGACACTTGTTTTGAGGACCTCAATCGTTTAATTTGGAATTGTTGATAAGGTTATCGCAATCGGGCGAGGTACCGGAAACAACCGAGGGAATCCCTCCGGCGTGTTTTTGGAGGGATTATGACAAAAGATTATTTAAGATGTTGCGGCGTCGAACTTTTATTACAAAATATCAAACATCATCATTTTATAGATTGTTTTAAATCAAAAAAGTTTTTCAAGAAAAAGTTATCCGACGGACGCGAAATTAAAAAAGAATTTGTCCTCGTTACTTATTGCCCGCATTGTAAACATTACGTTATAAAATTTTTATGGTACGCAAAACGCGGGACGGGTTTTTGGAACTTTGACGAACAAAAAGACGTAAGAGGGAAAAAGGCGGACGAGATTTTTAATCGATATATGGACTCTTACATAATGATAGATATTCCGAATCCGTACGTAAACGAAAAGTTTATAAAGCAATCAAAAAAAATTCCTTGGACTTATTACAAAGCCGTTTCGGAGACAGAACAGGTGCCGCGGTATATGGACGAAACCCAAAACGCGGGACGACCGGTTTATTCGCCGATAACGGTTATAAAATAAAATATCCCTCCCCTTTTTTAAATAGTGTGTTTATCTCGGGTAAAACCGAGATTTTCATTTTATTAAGGTTTTGAGATGTGGAACAATATTTAAACAAAATAACTTTTGCGGATTGTATTGAGGTTTTAAAAAAACTACCGGATAAATCAATCGAACTTGTTTTGACGGACCCTCCGTATGGTAGAAAAATTATAAAACGGGGGAGAATGGGAGGAGACGGAATCGCTGCGGCGAAAGAGTACGGCTCGGAGACTTGGGACGATGAAAGCCCCGAACAGATATATTTTGACGAGATTTTCAGAGTTTCGAAAAATCAAATCATATTCGGGGCGAATTATTTTATTGAAAAAATAAACAAAAACTCTCCTTGTTGGTTAATTTGGGACAAAGATAATTCCGGAGATTTTGCGGACGCGGAGTTGGCTTGGACCTCATTCAATACACCGGTTAGGATTTATCGTTGGCGGTGGAATGGCATGTTACAACAAGACATGAAAAACAAAGAAAAAAGAATCCACCCTACACAAAAACCCGTCAAACTCTTTGAGAAAATTATTCTTGATTATTACAAACGAGAATCAAACGGAATTGTCGCGGACTTTTACGGAGGTTCGGGGACGCTTGCAATCGCTTGTTATAACCTCGGGATTCCTTTTATTTGTACAGAGAAAAACGAAAAATATTATAACGACGCGGTTAAACGATTCGATTTCGAAAAATCTCAAATTAAATTGTTTGCACCGGCAACACTTGAAAGCGTGTATTTACAACAAAATTTGTTTTCAGTTTAAAGGGGGCGTTATGGACGTTGATTTTAAAGACCTTGAAAAATTAACTAAAAATTTAAAAGAAACGTCTCGGAGTGCTTATCCTTTGGCGGTCCGTTCAACATTGAACGCCATGGCGAAACAAACATCGGACGAGTACAAAGCCGGCGTTAAAAAATCTTTTGTCGTTAGAAATCGCGGTTATTTGAAAACAATCGGGTTTAATAATAGCGAAAACACTTTCGACATCTCCAAAATGGAATCCGCAACCGGACAACGTGAAGTCTTTTTCGGCAAAAAACAAGACGGTTTGAAAAAACAAGAGTTCGGCGAAACGATAAAATCAAAATCAAAACACATCGCAAAACCGACAAAGTTTGCCCGCGGAGGTCGTTATAAAAGACTTGTTCGAGAGGCAAATTTCATGTCTCGGATTAAAGTTTCCAAAATTACGGACCTTGTCGAATATCCGGCAAAAACGGAGTTCAAAGAGTTTAGACAAGCCGTCGCCGTTGCGAAAAAACAAAAAAGGGTTATTAACTTCTTGCCGTCAAAAGAAAGTTATTTCGGAATTAACGGAATTGCACAAATCGACGGTAACAACGAAAAGTCGGTTAATTATCTCTATTCTTTAAAGGGTAAAGAACAAAAGTTGAAAGCGGTTCCCGTTCTTAAAACCGCCGGCGAGAAAATCGCCGCAAAAGGCGGGGAAATATACGTCAAAGAGGCAGAACGTCGAATGGCAAAAGAACTCAAAAAAGGTTTAAAACAGACGTAAAATAGGAGGTTTTAACGTTAAATCCGTTTTGAGGGAGTTTTAATACTCCCGTTCGAAATCCTCCGGAGGATTTTAAATGATAGTTACAAAAAAAGAATTTCGCGAGATGTTCGGACTTAAACACGCGTCCGAACTTTCGCGACTACTCAAAAATAAAACTATTGTCGCGAACGAATCTCAAATGATAGACCTCGACGAAAAAACAAACAAAAAATTTGTTGCAAACAAAAAAAGAGAGGAAAAGAAAAAACAGGCGGCAAGCAAGCCGGAGACAAAACCGACCAAAACGAAAGACGATTCACAAATCGGAATCGAAATTGAATTATTAAATCAAAAATTAACGGAACAACGAGCAAAAGCGAAACTGCTTGATTTAAAGATAGCGAAAGAGACGAAAGAAGTTGTCGAGACGGAAGTTCTCGAAAAATCTTTGATGTTAATTTTTAACCAATTATTCCAAAATCTCGCGGAATTGCCCTCGACGTACATTGACGACATTGTAACCATTATAAAAACGTCGGAGACGCCGAAAGAACAAACGGTTAAGTTTTTGACCGACAAAATAATTCAGCATTTACAAAGTTCGCTCGATGTCGCGGAAAATATGGCGAGAAAACATTTCTCCCCATAAGGAGAAAGTAAAATGGCAACACTTACAAAAAACGAACAAATTTCGAGACTTTTCAAAAGTGTTAAAAAACTTATTCCGACCGACGTTTTAATCAGTTGTCCGGAATGGGCGGAAAAAAACCGTTTTATGTCTCAAAAAATCTCGCGTAAGGTTGGACGTTTTTCGTTTGAAAATGCTCCATACACTCGCGAAATTTGCGACTGCTTATCGAAAAACAATTCCGTTCGAGAAGTTGCGGTTATGAAAGGCGTTCAACTTGGTTTAACGACTTCCGTAATTGAAAACGCTATCGGGTACATGATAGCGAATGACGCGTCTCCGTCAATGTTTGTATTTCCGACGGACGCGGATTGTAAAGACTACAAAGAAAACAAAATCGATTCATTGATTGATAATTCCGGATTACGTCCGAAAATTATCGCGGAGACAGAAAACAGAAACACCCGCCGGACAGGCGACACCGCTCAAAAATTGAGTTTTTCAAATGGTTTCTTGAAATTCTGTTCCGCTCGTAAAGGAAACGCCCTCCGCTCGTCTCATATTAAATGGTTATTTTTGGACGAGTTGGACGGCTACCCCGACGAGATAAAAGGCGAGGGGAATCCGATTGCGATTGCCGTAAAGAGGACGGATTCTTATTCGGAAGTTAAAAAAATTATATACAACTCAACTCCGGTTCTTGCTCACAACTCAAAAATAAAAGAACTTTATTTAATGGGAGACCAAAGAAAATTCCTTGTTCCTTGCCCTCATTGTGGTAAAAAACAAGAATTAGTTTTTTATGTTTCGGACGGCGGGAAATATCCGGATTCAAAAGCAATTTTAAAAGGAAAAGCAAAGACAAAGCCTTACGGACTTATATTTGACGCGGCTCAATGCCGCGAGGGTGATTATAGTTCCGTTCGTTATCGTTGTCAATTTTGCGGCGGCGAGTTCGAGGACCATTTTAAAAAATCAATCGAACAAGAGGGCGAGTGGGTTCCGACAACTTCATCAAAAAAACCGTTTTTCCGTTCCTATCACATATCGGCGTTATACAGTATGACGAAATCTTGGTGGGAGATTGTTTACGATTTCTTGGACGCCGGAACGGACCCGAAGAAATTACAAACGTTTTACAACTTGGATTTAGGACTGCCGTTTGAGGACAAAACGGGCGGCGTTGAATATCAAACCGTCCACCGCCTGAAAGACGATACAATGGCGAATAATTACGTCCCAAAAGAGGCGTTATTCATGACGGCTTGTGCCGATATTCAAAGAGACCGTATCGAATGCGAGATTAAAGCATGGGGCGACCGTTTCAGATGTTGGGGAATCGACCACCGCATTTTTTACGGAAACACATCGGACCTTTATGACTCATGTTGGGAACAACTCGCAAAAGTTAAAGACGAAGTTTTCACAGGCGGACGACAAATTGAAATTATGCTTGTCGATTCCGGCGACGGTGAAACCCGAGACGTTGTTTATAATTTTTGCGATATTTTCGGCGACGGTTTAATTTTGCCGTTAAAAGGTTTTGTCTCGACTGTTCGAACCCGCGAAAAATACAAAATCGCGGAAACCGGCTTGGACGGTTTGAACCTTATTGAAATTTACACCGATTTATATAAAAACTCTCTTTCTCGTTTTTTGTCGCAAGACGAACGAGAGGGCGACGTTTATCCGGACGGGTGGTTTACATTCGCGAACGGTTATTCGGATTCGTATTTTAGACAATTAACAACCGAAAGAAAAGTCAAGGTTAAGACGCCGGGAGGATTAACGACGACTCGTTGGGAACAACATGGACGAAACGAGGCGTTCGACTTAAACGTTTATAACCTTGCGGCGTGCGACTTGATTATTTATCAATATTCAGTCGCATTTTTGGGACTTGAATCGGCAAGTCCGAGAGATGTTTTCGAATATCTCAAATTGAGTAAACAAATTAAGGAGAATAAATAATGTCAAACGGATTTACAATTCCGGAGTTACAAGAAATCATCGGGGAATTAAAATCCGCGTTGATTAGAGTTGCAGCAACCGGCGGCGTTACATCTTACACAATAAATTCGGGACAAGGTTCGACAACGGTTCATGCTGCCTCCTTGGCGGATATTCAAAACTCATTAACCTATTTTACAGGGTTGTTGAATGAGTTAGTCGAAATTGAATCCGGTTCGAATATGGTTTACATTCGAGATGTGGGGATTTAAACATGGGTATAAACTTATTATTGAAATCATCGTTTGATTTTCTTACAGGCAAAAACCAAAATCAAAATACACGTTTTGACGATTCAATGGCATATATTCGACCGGCGGGGAGTTCTTTTGGAATTTCTTTTGACGGCGAACAAGAACCCGAGGGTTACGGGAATATATACGTTTATGATGTCGATTATTACACAATGGCACGTCGAGCATATACCCTCGTTGTAACGAATGAATTTGCGAGAACTGCCGTTACTCGTTTAACCCAATTTGCAATCGGGACCGGATTAAAACTCCACCCCGAACCGGCAAGAAATTTTTTAAAACAAAAATTAAAAATTGATATTCCGGAAAATTTCTCAAAAGAGATTCAAGATTTATGGAATCTTTTTGAGGACGACAATTTGGTTTCGCAAGACGGACGAAGTAATATTCACACTCTCGCGAAAACTGTTTTTTATAATGCGTACGTTGCGGGCGATGTTCTTGTAATTAAAAGAATTGTTAAAGGGAATCTCCAATATCAAATCGTAAATGGTTTATCAGTCAAAACAAGTCGAATTGTTGGCAAAGATTCGAACAACAAAGTTATTGACGGCGTCGAAGTAAACGAAAAAGGCGAACATGTAAGATATTACATTCAAGACGAAAAAGGACACGAGACAGAAATTCCGGCTCGAGATTCAAAAGGTCGTTTGACGGCTTGGCTTGTTTATGCAGACGAACGTCGTTTGGGAGCGGTCCGCGGTTATTCTCCTCTTGGAGCAATAATGCAAAAACTCCGACAGATTGGACAATATTCAAATGCGGAAGTTATCGCCGCAAACACAAACGCAAAATTCGCGGCAATTATCGAACAGGACAAAGACTCATCGGGAGTAAACCCGTTAAAGAGTACAAACGGAATTGTTCGAAGTTTGCAAAATCAAATAAATAACACTCCGGCTCCGACTTCATCGAATCCGGCAGAGATTAAAAATTTTGCGGACAAAGTTAAGCGAATTGCGTCCGGGATTTTCTTTCATCTACCAAAGGGGCAAAAGATGTCCTCTTTTGACACAAAACGCCCGAATGTTAATTACGGACAATTTGTTGATTCGTCTATGAAATACAATTATGCGTCTCTCGGGATTCCGCTTGAGGTGGCGTTGTTGGTTTTTCAAAACAATTTTTCAGCGTCTCGAGCAAGTTTAAAAATGTTCGAAATGATTTTGAAATATTTGAGAAAATACGTCATTGTCGATGGATTTTATCAAATTGTTTATAAACAATTCTTTGAACTCGAATGTTTAAAAGGAAATTTGAACGCTCCGAAATATCTCGCTTTGACGAACAATAACGGTTATCTCGATAACGCCTATACAAAAGCGAAATTCGTCGGCTCTCAAATTCCGCACATTGACGAGACAAAAGAAGTAAACGCGGTTCTATCGAAACTCAAGGGCGGTTTATCGACATTCGAACAAGCCTTAGAAGATTTAGGCAATCAAACAGATTTCGACACGATGATAGAACGTTTGAAATCAGAAAAAGAAAAAATAAAAGCGGCGGGACTTGAGTTTGAAACCTTATTAACGCCGGAGTTTAGCATAAATAATCAAGAATAAGGAGAAAACAAAATGGCAAAACAAAAAGTTTCGGATTTACCGAAAGAGGAACAAGAAAAGTTAATCGCACAAATGAAAGAGTTAAACATTCGCGGAGTTTATCCGACTTTTAGCGTTGAAAAGGCTCAAGAGTTAATTAAAAAGGCTCAAAAACAACAAAACGGCTCCGGCGAACAAAAAAACAACGGTCAAAACACCGACGAAAACGCGGGTTCAGACGACGCCGCACAGAATGACGAACAAGGCGAGGAAAACTACTCCGAGGACCAAAAGGACGGGGACGAGCAAAACACCGACGAAAACACGGACACAGACACAGATAAAAAAGGGACCGACGAAGAAAAAGCGGAAGAAAACAAGGCTCAAAAAAATGACGCTCCAAAAACTCAACCGAAAGAGAAAAAGGAAACAAAAGTTTTAAGATGTCATATTTGCTTGTCTCCGGTCATTAATGGTAAATGTACCGGTTGCGGGTTCGAACTAAACTAAACCGGAGGTTAAAAAATGACAATAAAAATTCAAGGCGTTATCGGTTGGGACGTTATCGGCTCAAACATAGCGAATTTAATATCTCGACTTGACGGAGATATAAACATCGAGATTGATTCTCCGGGCGGTTCTATGTCGGACGGATTTTCAATCGCGAACGCTCTTGAGGATTATTCAAGAGGAAAAATAAATATTAAAGTCGTGGGACAATGTTCGTCAATGGCGGCATATATTATGTTATTCGGCGATTCTTTGACATTCAAACCGAACGCGACCGTTGTTTTACATAATCCTTGGAATTGTTGCTGCGGCGACTATAAAGCGATGAAAAAAGCGGCGGACGTTTTGGAACGTTTCGCGGCTCTATATGCAAACAAATTTGTTGAAAAGGGAATTTTCACAGAAAAAGAAATCCGCTCAATTATGGACGAGGAAACATATTTTATCGGCGAAAAAGATTTAATTAAACTCGGCAACATCGACAAAACGGATTCAAAATCCGAAAGCGAATTGGACCGAGAAACACAAATCGCACTCGCTCAAGAAAATATTAAAACTTGTCAAGCAAAATTGAGACAAGCAGAGATTTACGACTACGACAAAGTCGCGGCGTTAATATCTCAACCAAAAACAATTCAAGCCGGTATCGGTGGGAATAAATCTCCTCATGGCTTGAGTGATAAAGACGGGAGCAACGTTCGCTCGTCAGAAACACAAATCGTAAGTACAGTTCAAAAAAAAGGAGAAGAAAAAATGGACTTAAACGAATTAAAAACTCAAAATCCCGATGTATTCGCTCAAGCGGTTAATATCGGCTCACAACAAGAACAAGCAAGAATCAACGCGTTAATGCAATTTATCGACGTTGATAAAGAGACAGTTTGCGAGGCTATCGCGAACGGTAAGTCAATCAAAGACGACGAAATTCAAGCAAAATTTTTAAAGGCAAAAATTAACGCCTCAACAGTTGCTCAAATGGAAAATGAAAATCCGGCAGACGTTAATCCAAACGAACCGCCTCACGCTCCGGAAACACCGGAAGAACAAGCGGCACAGGCAAAGAAAGAACAAGAAGAAAAAGCGAAAAAAGAATTTGAGGAGGCTTGTTCTTATTTGAAATAAAAAAGCGGGCATTACGCCCGTTTTTAGTTGGTTATTAAACAAAATTTATCATACGCAAAAACAAAAGGAGAAATAAACATGACACAAATTGACAATTCAAATATCTTTTTGGGTGGGATTTATGGCAACGCAACCGTTACAATTCCCGCAACTACAACATTAAAACCGGGAACCGTTCTTGGTTTAAATGACGCCGGAAAGATTGTTCCATATTCAACAGATTTAGACAAAAAATCAACAACCGCAACCGACGCGTTGGCATTCGTTGCAGAACCTACATATATTTTAGCGAGCGAATTAACAAATTCGACAAGTTCTGCAGTTGATTCTCCAATGGCTCGCGTTTTTGAAAATGGCGACGTGGACGCCGGCAAACTTATTTTTACAAAAGCGGCGGACGCAACAAACGCGGCTGTTTTGGCAAAAATGAAAAACAACGGTTTCAATCTTCATGGCGTTCAAGACATGACAAAATAAACAATCAAAATTTAACGCAGATCTGCGTAAAAAGTTATCAGTAGAAAAACAACAAAACAAAAGGAGAATAAAAAAATGGGTGATTTAATCGCAAAATTATCAAGAGTCGCATTCGACAAAAGAAAAAGTCCGTCAATGTTTTTGACAAACTTTTTCAACAAAGTTCAATTAGACGGAATCAAAGTTGAACTACAATCAAGAACCGTTAAGAGCATTTATTCAGTAGATGTTAAATTGGGAACCGGCGGTCGTGTTATGGATTTCTCAAAATACGACAAAAAAGAATATACGGTGCCGGAATATAACGATTACGCGGTTATCACAGAGGAGGACATGTGTAAAGTTCCATTCGGTTATAACGAATATTCAGATATGAGAAAAGCGGCAACAATCGCCGATAGAATCGCGGACAAACAAATTTTAATTTCCGACGCTCAACGCAGAGCGGAAGAAAAACAAGCGTCCGACGGTTTGTTTACCGGCGTTGTTACTCTTGCCGATAAAACAAAAATTGAGTTCAATAAAAAAGCAACTCACACAATCGACAAGGCGTCCGCAAAATGGAACTCAACCAACGGAAATCCGGTTGAAGATATTAAAGACGCTTGTAAATTATGCCGCGACGACGGTAAAATCGGAACATCTCTTTTCCATTTAATCATGGAGGACGACGCGTTCTCTGCTATGTTAGCAAACGAAAAATTTGTTAAGAATGCGGACGCTCAAAGGGGTATCGATAGAACAAAAATCGGTATTCCGGAAGAAATGACACCGGGAGCAACTTTTCAAGGTCAATTCGCGGTCGGTTCAAACAAAATCAACGTATGGACCTACAACGAAAAATATGAAATTCCGACCGGTTACGGATTCGCGAACGAGGGAACCGAAGTTGGTTATATTCCTCGCGGTTGTGCCGTTCTTATTCCGGATAAACCAAAATTTGAACGTTACTACGGAGCCGTTAATAATGTTAATGCGGACACTAAAGCGGGCGGCGAAAAACTTAATCTTGAACAAGTTGAACAACTGCCGTATGCTTACGACGTCGTTAATCATGGTTCCGCAATAACAGAGGCGGGCGTTAAATCTCGTCCGTTGGTTGTTCCGGTTGATGTTGATTCATTCGCGACATTTAAAAATCTTGTATAAAGTGTTTTCAATGTTTAATTAAGGGAGACGGGGTTTAGAAACTCCGCCGCCCTTTGTTTTTAAGGTTTTCAGAAATGCTCAATTCATTATTTAAACTACACAAAAAAGCCATTATTAAAAATGGCGGATTTTCGGTTGATTGCGTTTTAAAACAAAATTCTTCGCATGAGGGGTATCCGTTAAAAGGATTTTCGACATTTATCGGAGCAACTTTTGACGAATCCGGAGCGGGGTTTTTTGGTGATTCGTTTCAACTTACAATCGACCTCGAGGACTTGAGAGAAAAAACAAATCTCATTCCGACTCAAGGTTGGTTCGTTGATGTAACATTCCCTCAAATGAATAATTCCGTTGTATCTTTCAGAGTCGAAAACGCTCCGATTGATAGAACAATGGGCGTTATTTTGCTTGAGTGTTCTGCCTCAACGAATAAAGGGAACGGGAAACGTATAAGTCGCAACAGTTCGGGAGGGATATAAAATGACAATACCGTCAATAATAACTCCGATGAATTTTTCTCTCGCTCGCGACGCAATTTGTCAGTTGCTCGCAAATGAGAGAGACGCACAAATCGCACTCGCGGAGGGTTCAGAGGCGGGCGAAAATTGGATTTCTCAAAATATAGATTTTACAATTTTCCCAAAACGTTTTCGTTTCCCCGACGCCGCCGATATGCCTTGCGTATTCGTTTATTTTAATGAAATGTTGTTCCCGGAAAGCGAACAAGATATTTATTGCAATTCGGCTCTTGCAACGTTGCGGATTGAATATTACGCAACCGGCAAAAGCGAAAGCGGAATCGACGCAAACGGAGAACCGTTCGAGAAAACCGCGGACGAAAACGCGGAGGACCGTTTAAACTATTTAACGGCTCAAATTTACAAGATTCTTTGTAATGAAACAAACGTCAGAAAAGGAACGAACAATCTTGTTGTTCATTCTTTAATTAAAAAATGGGAGAGGATTTTGTCTCCCGAAAACAATAATTCGGCAGAAACCGTCCTCGGGGCGGCGTTTACTTTTGAACTTGGGTTCGAGGAGCCGACGTATTACGCACAAACACATAAAATTCAAGAGTTTTATATTTCGCTTGATATTCAAGACGAATTTATCGACCCGTTGGTTCGGGTTCTTTTAGACTCTTGAAAGCCTACGCAAAAATCAAAGGTTGATTTATTGCTCCACGCCTACAAGTCGTTCGCTTTATTTCTCTAATCGAGAAATAGACGCTCACTTTTCCGGCGTAACTTCGGCATTAGTTTGCCGGAGGCAAACATCAGCCTACGCAAAAATCAAAAAGGAGAAAATAAAATGGCAATTACGAAATCTCTTGACATCGGAGCCGTTGCGTCAGCGACAAGCGTTTCAGTCAAGCAAAAAAATCAAAATAACGCCGCAAACTTGCGTCCCGAAAAAATTGTCGTAATCGGGCAACAATCGACAAGTTCGGCAACCGCAAACAATGAATTATATTTAGCGAGCGGCAATCCGGACGACGCGGGCGTTTTATTCGGGTTCGGTTCGCCTTTACACAGAATGGCGAAAAAGTTGTTTCCAAAAGCCGGCAACGGTTCAAAAGTTGAGACCTACTTTTTACCGGTTGCGGCTCCGACAACATCAACCGCGGAAGTTAAGAAAATCGCCGCAACAGTAGCAACAAAGGTAACAAAAACGTTTAACGGTTATTTGTTGTTAAAAGATATGATTTTCGAGGCGGCTGCAGATGTAGCGGGCAAAGTTGCGACAATTTATCATAACAACCCCGCAAAGGCTCCGAGAGGAACGGACCTTAATTCATACGAAACAAAATCAATTCCGTTTACTATTATTAAAGGAATGACCGCGGAGGAAACAATCAAGGCTCTTGTTTCAGCATTGGAAGATTACGTCGAAGTTCAGTTCAATCTTGATTCATCAAAAGCGAGCGACGGCGAATTAACCTTGACGGCAAAATGGAAAGGTTCCGACGGCGTTTTTGATATTTCGATTGTAGATTCAGACGGTAACGCTCCGACTACCGCGAAATATGGCGTTTCTTTTGAAATCACAGAAACAACAGAAGGGGCGGGCGTTGGTACAATTCCGGACGACGCGTTGGCACAAATTGACGAAGAATTGGGCGTTACGAGAGTTATTTCGCAATATGCGACAACGACAGTCCTTGACAAATTAAAAGATAAGTTTTCCGCTTGGCATGAGGGTTTAGTCGCTCAATATGTAATTTGTTATTCAGCGATTAAGGCTCCGGAATCTTCAACAGTTCCGGGAACTTGGGACGTTCAAACCTTGATTACGGCGGGTAATGCTCGACGCGAGGATTCCGTAAACGTTCAAATCGTCGGAGATTTTGGCAAATTGAGAAAACTTGAATATGCCGAACGCGACAAGTTGTTAAAGGCGGGATATTCAAATCTTGTTATGAAATCCGACGGTTCATATCGTTTAATGGACCTTGTAACATTCTATCACCCAATAGGAAAAACAAATCCTTTGTATAGGTTCGATAGAGACGTTACAGTCGTCGCGAATATCGCTTATGATTTTATGAACGTTTTTCGCGATTCCGACGAATGGAAATCAATAATTATAGTTTCGGAATCGGACGTAACAACAAATCCGGCGGCACGTTCTTTAAAAGATGTCAAAGCGGCGGTTAATACAAGAATCGGTCTTTTGGGAATTGCGGGTTTGATTGCAAACTACGCAAACGCTCAAAAGAATACAGAGGTCGAAATCGATTCAAGCAACCCGAACCGAATCAATATTAACCCGAATTTTGAAATTACGGGCGTCGGTAGAATTTACGATATTACAAACTTTGTCGGATTCTATTTTGGCGACAAGGCAGCATAAAAATAAGTTGATTTATTGCTCGACGTTTTAACGTCGAGCAAATGTCAGCCTATACAAAAATCAAAAAAAAGGAGAAAAACAAATGGGAAAAAATGGAGACGCCGTTTCTCTTACTCTCAACGGGGTTAAATTCGCAATCCCGAAAGATTGCGAACCTATGGTTATTGAGGGCGGCGAAACAATAACAGAAACTCAACAATTCGGCGACGGAACCGCAGAACCTTATGTTTCGATTGAAACTCCGAAAATCACCGGTTTAAAGGTTAAATTATCGGACGATAACCGAGACGCGTTCAATACCGCTCGCAAGAATCCAAAAATTCCGGTTGTATATGAAACACTCGGGGCAAGTTACGAAATGACGGGTTGTATCGTTGGAGCGGTCGAAACATCGACAACTAAAAATATTACAAATGAGTTCGAAATTCACGCTCTCGACGGAGGCGGAATCCGCAAATCGTAATAAAGATTCAATTATTTAGTTATGTAGTTAAAAAGGGCGAGCGGGCGTTTGCTCTCTCACCCTTTTTTTGTATTTGGAGGACGAACAAATGGAAATTAGAAAAAAAATTGATAAAGAAACCGCGTTAAAAACGTTAGAAGAAATTAAAGAAAAGATATTGGGACAAAATGTTCTTTCGATTCTCGAATCGGACAATGTTCAAGAAGAAATTAAAAGCGTCCAGCCGGGAGAATACTTACTCGCGGCAACAATGGCGGGTTTTGTTTATTTTGATGATGAGAAAAATTGTCTTGTTCAAGAGTTGATTAAACCGGTGCAATCCGGAGAACAAACCGCCGATAAATTTTATTATAAAAACCATTTATCGCTTGAATTGATGAGAGAAGAACAAACCTCAAACGAAATCGCATTAACAATTAATGTAATCGCAAGATTAACAGGTAGGACAAAACAAATCATCGGTAAAATTTACGGTCAAGATAGCCATATTATACAGGATATAGCCTCTTTTTTCTTTGCGTAACATATCCGGCGGCGGATTATTTCGCGGACGGATTGTTGCTTGAGGGTTGGGAGACCGTTTCCGGAGTTCGTAAACTTTCGGTTAATGACCTCTTTTTGTATGGAATAAAAGCGGTTAAATATGCAAAACAAAGAGAACGACAATATAACAAATAAACGAGGTTAAACAATGAGTAAAGGTTTTTCGGTTTTTACCGCTTTTAAAGCAAAAGACGGATTGACGCCGGCTTTTAAATCGATGACAAAAGGTTCAAACGTTTTTACAAATAATCTTGTAAAAACAAAAGGACAATTAAAACAATTCGGTTCTTGCGTTCAACAAACATGCGGCAAAATAAACACCGTATTTAATGCGGCGATTGGATATTTTGCAATCGATACAGTAAAAGAAAAAATAAATTCGTTCATTGATTCTGCGTCAGATTTACAAGAAACTATCGGCAAAACGGGCGAAGTTTTCAAAGCAAATTCCGGAGATGTTGAAAATTGGGCGAAAACATCAATTAAAAACATGGGACTTGCGGAACAAACCGCACTCGATACCGCGGCTTTATACGGCGATATGGGAACAAGCATGGGAATGTCAACCAAAAGAGCGTCCGAAATGGCGATGAGTTTAACTCAACTTTCAGCGGATATGGCGTCATTCAAAAACGTTGAACAAGGTTTGGCGGCGAACGCTTTAAAAGGAATATTTACCGGCGAAACCGAGGCTCTTAAAAATATGGGCGTCGTTATGACGGAAACCGTTTTACAAGAGTACGCGAAAGCCGCCGGAATCCGTAAAAAAATGAAAGACATGACGCAAGCCGAAAAAATTGAGTTACGTTATCAATATGTAATGAAATCAACAAAGAACGCTCAAGGCGATTTCATGCGTACGTTCGGGAACTATGCGAACCAAAAGAGAGTCGGGGAAGAATTAAAAAAACAAGCCGAAATTAACATCGGTAAAATTTTATTGCCGACTTGGAATAAATTTATGGTTCTTTTCAATACGTTTTTTACGAACAATCTCGATAAAATAACGACAAATTTTGAAAAGTTTTTCAACTATCTAAAAGGATTGTTTAAATCTTTTAGTCCGGTATTTGACGAACTTAAAAAGACGGTTCAAATATTCTCGAAAGATGTCGGACCGGCGGTTCTCGAACTTGCTCCGGCATTCGAAACCGTATTTAAAAATTTGTTAGTTCCGGCTCTTGTTGTTACAATCGGAGCGTTTAACAAACTTTTGACCGGAATAATGGCGGTTTGTAAATTTATTTCGGATTATTGGATTCCGATTGTTTCCGTTATGGCGGGCGTCGGTGGTATGTTGGCATTAAAACAAGCGTTTGACGTTGTATCGGGGGCGATTGCTTGGTATAATACCGTTTTAATGGTTTCAACCGCTCAAGGAATCGCGGCATTATCCGGATTCGCAAAATTAAAATTTATGCTTACGAGTTACGTCGGCGTTATTTGGGCGTCAGTTAAAGCGATTGCCGCTCAAACCGCGGCGTTATTGATGAACCCTTGGACGTGGGTTGCAATCGGTATCGCTGCAGTTGTCGCCGGAGCGATTCTTGTTTGGAAAAATTGGGACAAAATAACCGCCGCATTGAAAACGTTTTGGGCGAAATGCGTCGAAGTGTTCACCGCTTTTAAAACATTTTTCCAAAACAATTTCCTTAATATTCTTTTGATTGCGTTAGGACCTATCGGAATGATAATTGAGGGAATTATCAAAATCGGCGGAGCGATTCGAGGCGTTAAAAAGAACGCGGACGGGGCAAATGTTCCGGCGACAAACTCTCCGAGAATCAAGAATCCGTCTGCAAACTACAATCAAGGCAAAAACGGCAAGTTCTCCGGCTCAATCGATGTCGGAGTAACAATCGATAATAAAACCGCGTTCCCGGCTACAAATTCATTAAATTTAAGCGGCGACCATGGTTTGAATTTGAGTCCGTCTTATCCATAAAGGAGAATAATAAATGGTTGATTATATTTCTCAATCTCGCGGCGTTGTTACTTGGACGTCTCCAAAAGGCAAGGTTTTTAACTTAAAACTTGTTAAAGAGCCGGAATACACAAGAAAACACGTCGGAACCGTAAAAGAAAATCCAAAACCGAAAAAATCAACAACAAAAAAAATAACAGATTCGAACGACACTTTTTCCGATTTAGGAATGGCGGGGCGTGATTGCACTCTTGATTTCCTTTTTATCGGTCAAAAGCACGACACAGAATCAAAGGCGTTTGAAACGGCGTTATGTGAAACGGGAAAATCTCGTTTGTTGTTTGATTTTGAGGACGAATTAACCGTTAATGTTCTCGACTTTACCGTCAAAAAGGGACTAATAACGAATGTAAATTCGACCGTTATTTCGGTCAATTTTCATGAAACATCAAAAACGACCTATCCAAAATCAAAAAAAAGCGGAGCGAAAGCGGTTAAACAATCGGTTGAAAAAACGAACACAATAACCGCTCAATCGCTCGCGGATTCAGTCGAAAACGTAAAGAATAACACTGGACGAATGCAAAAATTCATGGCGTCGTATTCTAAAATGTTGAACAATGTTTCGTCTGCATTATCGACGGCAAACAATATAAGTCTTAACTCAATTATGACGGACATAATGGGACAAAACGTTATGTCAAACGCTTTTACAATGACATCTCAACTGCAAATCGTAATGTCAAAAGCGGCAAATTTAGCGATGAAAGTTCGAGGAGCAACGTCGGATTTTTCTTTGTCCTCTTTTATTAGTTCGGCGGCAGGAACATCGTCAATTTTTGGACCTTGGCAGACGTTGATTGCGTCTCTTATGACCGCCTCAACTCCGACAGGTTCGACAAATTACCAAAAATCAGACATTGACAATATCTTGATTAACGATGTTACGGCGTCGTCGGCGATTGCCGCTATTGCCGGTAATCTTGTTGATTTAGATTTTGAAACAAGAAAAGACGCGGTCGAGGCTGCAAAAGATTTATCCGACCTTGAGGAAACTTGGACAGATTTTGTCGAGGATAAAATAAGTCAAATAACAGACTTGAACGATACAATAATCCGCGATTCGGGATTGAATGATGTTGTTTCGGACGCTTGCGGGGATATTATAAACAAATCTTACGAACTCAAGGTCGAAAAAACAATCATATTGAGCGAGGATAAAACCGTTATTGAACTCGCCATGGAAAACTACCCCGAAAAGTTCGAAGAAAATCCGGACGAAACAATAAGATATTTAATCACATCGAACAATTTGTCCGATGATGAATTTTTCCTCTTGAAACGAGGCTCCGAGGTTAAAATCTATGTATAAAGAACTCAAAAAAGACAAATCGACATCATGGAACGATATTTCCCGCAGAGTTTACGGGACTCCGGACAAAGCGGGGGACCTCGAAAAAATGAACAATAACGTAACGTCGGGCGGCGTTCTTGCTCCTCAAGAGGAGGAGGAAAAAGAATCAACCGGCGAGGGTTTGAGACTCGAAAAAGGCGAAAAAGTTTTTACGGAGTTCCCGGAATATACTTTGATTGACAATCTCGGTTCAATCAAAGGGGCGGTTTTAATATTCAACGACGACGCGGAACACGATTTCAAATTCAATGAATCCGTTAAACTATACGACGATGAGGGTTTGTTTTTAAAAGGCTATGTTGCAAATATTCAACCTTGCATGGATAACCGGACAAAATGGATTCAAGTCGAGGTTAAATCCGACGCGGGCGTTTTGCTTGAAACTGATTTACCGTATCCGCTCGAATTTGTCAATTTGACTTTAAAACAAATCTTGACGAATATTGCCGGATATTTTGGAATCAAAATTGAATTTTCAGACGCTCCGGAACTTGACGAAATATTCAAAAATGAAATCGGAACATCGTTCACCGCCGGAATCAACGAAAAGACTTTCAATTTTATGTATCGACTTTGTCAATCAAAAGGTTTGTTATTGACCGATACCGGGGACGGTTTGTTCGTTGGGAAATTAGACACCGAAAAACAAGAAAAAATTAACTTTATTGAGAATGAGTGTCTCGGCGTTTTGAGTGTTAAATCTCGTTTTTATACGGACGGTCTCGCTCGATATTACGAGGTTAATTCCCAATATCCGAAAAGTATGTCTGCAACGGCAACGGTTCCGTTTCCTCGTCCGATTACAAAGAGATTTAATTCGAACGATTACAACGCGGACAATTTGGCAGCGATAGCCGCCCAAATCGCTTGTAAGGAAATTGGAGAACATTTTAAAGTTTTCATAAATATAAACGAACAAAAAGAACTCAAAAGCGGCAATTTAACGATTGTTCAATGGGAATCGGCATATATAAACGAGGAAACCGAATTTATTATCGAATCTGTTATTAAAAAGGTTGATTATACACAAATAACCTTGACTCTGCCTTGTGCATATACGGGACAGATTCCGGAAAAATTGCCCCTTTGTTAATAATTTTGATTTACGCTTACGCAAAAATCAAAGGGAGGACAAATGTTGTTAAAAGCACAGATACTCGAGAGATTTATTTCGGGCGTTAATCGTTTTTTTAAAGTTAATTTATTTTCAAGACAAACAGTTCAACCCGTTCAATTCCATTCGGGCGGTGATGATTACAACCCGCCGGCAAATTGTGAGGGTTTATGCGGCACAATCGGCGACAATCCCGCAAATTCTGTTATTTTTTCTTGGCGTGATAATGTTCAAAGAAAATCGCGTCCGGGAGAGAAAAGAATTTACGCGGTCAATGCTGCAGACGGGACCGTTTGCGGTGAACTTTATTTGAAAAATGACGGAAATATCGAAATTACAGGCGGAGCCGCATTAAACATTACAGTAAACGGACCGGCGAATATAAAGGCGGCAAGCGTGAATTATGATTCCCCAATAACCAATCTCGGGAACGGAGGACAACCAATCGCAAGGTTAGGCGATGAAATAACGGTCGAGATAACCTCCGGAAGTTCCGCCGGAACGTATAAAGGGAAAATATCATCGGCGGGCGTCAATACATCGATTTAGTGCATAAGGAGAAATCCATGGAATTTTTATTACAGGACAGAGGCGACGGCGGAGAATTTTCAACCGCCGGAGATATTAAACAAGACGGAACGTTTTATACGGCAGTTTATTTATCGTTATTCAATGGAGAATCCTTTTATAACGTTTATACAGAAAACAAAACATCGTCCAATTTTGAAAAATTATTAGCCTTGCCGGTAACAATACCGAATTTAAAACAAGTCGAAAAAGAGGCTCAAAACGCTTTAAAATGGTTAATTGACGACGGAATCGCACAAGAAACGAGCGTTTTTGCTTATGGAACAATCGACGAAAAAATAAACGTTGAAATTACAATCACACAACCGAGCGGCGATGATTGTAAATTCTCGATAACTTGGAATAACGAAAAAATCGCTTTGAGGGAGATTTAAAAATGGCGAATTTTGAGACAAAAACAATAAAACAAATTTACGACGGAATTATCGCAAAATATACGACACTCCGTAATAAATACGGCGACACCGCTCCATTATTGGAAAAAGCGGCAGTCCGTTCGATTGCTTACGCATTCGCGGGCGTTGCGGGGACTTTGTGGCAACTTTCAACATGGATTTATAAACAATGTTTCCCGCAAACTTGCGGACTTGAGGCGTTGAAATTTTGGGGGAACCTTGTCGGGACCAATTACAAAGACGGCGGGGCGTCAAGTTTAACGATTGTATTATCGGACGTAACGGCTCAATCTTTGTCAGCGGGTACGATTTACAAACATTTAAAATCCGGATTGATTTTTAAGACAATTTCCGCCGTAAATGCCGAGGACGGGACAATCACCGCGACGGCACAATGTACGACATCGGGAGAAGTTGGGAACCTTACTCCGGGAGAAGAATTGAACATCGCGAATCCTTACGACGGAATCCCCTCAACCGCAACAATTCAAGACATCGCGGTAAAAGGTACAGAGGACGAAAAAACCGAAGATTATCGAAAACGTGTTCTTTACAAATTTCGCAATAAATCTCAATGCGGCTCACCTCTTGATTATTATATTTGGGCGACGGAAGTTTCCGGAATTATTGACGCTTTGCCTTACGTTTTAAAATCGGGCGTCATAAAACTTTTTCTTGTTGCGACAGGCTCCGGAAAAGACCGAACACCGTCCGGAACTTTGAGTCCGAATCCGTTTCCAATATGGGAGGACGGACAGTTTAAACCGCTCGAGGGTTCGGGACAAATGCTCGCAGTTGCAAACGCTATCGAGGGAAGTTCTCCGGGCGTACATGACAGACGACCGGCAAAAGCAACCGTCGAATTATCAACCCCGATTTATACAGGGTTTAAAGTTGAAATAACAGGTTTGACCGATACGAGTTATAATGACGCGATTAAAAACGCTTTAATCTCGGTATTGGACGAGAAACGTCCTCAACTTGTTGTCCTTGATTATGGGTTATCAAATGCAAAAATAAATAAAATTCAATTATCGTCAGCGTGTACGGGGGTTATCGGTTCGGAAACGTTTACAACCTTTATTTTAAAGGATTCGTCCGACAAATCAATCGACGAAACAACCCTCGGAATCGGCTCGCTTGCTTACTTGTCAAAATTGACAATTAACGGCGAGGACGTCGAGTTGGAATAAAAACAGACATTCGGAGGAGAATATAACATGACAAATAAAAAGGACGATAAAATCGTCAAATTGGAGAAAAAGCAAACAAAAAAAGCCGTTCAAGATTTCGGCGGATTTATTTTAAAAATAAAATTCAAAAAAGAAGTTCCGGAGATAAAATATAAGTCAAACGGGAGAAAATCGTCAAAAGATACAACAGTCAAAGGACGAGAACGTCCCTTGGATTCTTTTTTGGCGGCTATGCAAGATTTAAAAGAATATTTTGTCGAAGTTTGCGAAATTGAAAACAAAATGGAAAATACAGTTATTACGGGCGTTTCTTTTTCTGAAAAAGGCGTCGTAATAACCGGACAATATGAACTTTTGAATAACAAACAAAAAATTCAAATGCCGTTAAATACACCTCTCATTCGATATGAGGCACAAAAAGGGTTAAAAGTCCCTCAAGAGGTTGAAGAACTCCTCGAAAAACTAAAATTTGAGGCGATTCAATATATTAACGGAGAATATGCCGAAAAGCAAATCTCATTTCTTGAGGAGGCGAAATAATGAAAAACAAAAATGTTGAAATTTCGTTTAAAAAACTTCTTGGGAATGGGCGGGCGTGGAGTTGTCCGACAGGATTCACCGCGGAACTTTTAGAGGTTCTTGTTTCACCTCTTGCCGAATTAAAAGAACGTTTTGTCAATTTGAAATATACCCATTTCCCGACGTTCTTTCAAGATATAAACAACATTATCAACGATGAAGAATTGTTCCAATTAAAGGACACCGCCTCAAAGACAATCGAAGAACGAGCGGGCGACGTTGAGGCTCAATGGACGATATTTTCCGGTTATCAAAACTACAAACAGATTGAAACAATCCTCCAAAGAAAAGGACTGCCGGTTAATGTTATCGAGGACGTTCCGGAACCCGAACGTTACGGCAAAAAAGCAATCGGAAACGGAAAATTAAACATTGAGGGCGTAATTTATGACCCCGTTGTCATTGTGGACGACCAAAACGTTTTCTTTGTTAAAGCAACGGATTTTTTAACCTCTGCTCAATTAGATTCTTTAATCGAAACTGTTGTTAAATATCGACAAGCACATCTCGCGGTTTATTATCTTCCTCGATATTTGAGAAAAAAAGAGATTCATAAAGTTTTGACAAAATCACAAATGCAAGCGTTCCGCAAAAATCAATATTGCGACGTCGGCACAAAATAGGAGAATAAAAAATGGGATTAAACTCATCAAATCTTGATTTATATAAAACAGACATGGAAACCGACGGGGACGACTTGTTCGACTTTGACCGAGACTTGAACGAGAATTGGGACAAAATCGACGAGCGTTTCGGCGTTCAAACAATAACTTTACTTGCGAATGGTTGGACGGGCGTTGCTGCTCCATATTCTCAAACCGTAAACATTACAGGAATTGCGGCAAAACATAACCCGCATATTTCTTTAAAAGCAAGTTCAGATTATGACACCGCTCAAAATGAATTGAAAGAATATTCAAAACTCTTTAAAGGAGAAACGGGGGCGGGAACGATTACGTTTTGGGCGAACGAACAAACAGGAATCGACATCGAATTGAATTTAAAAATTTTATAAGGAGAAAAATAAATGGGACAAGTCTTTTTCAGCGGTTCCGGTTCCGGTAGTGGTTCTGCCGGTACATCTTGCGGGATTCCGACATCAATTTGTAAAATGTTGAGATACGCAAAAAACGGAACGAATGTTACTTTAAAATGGCAGGACCCCGATAATACAATTATTGACGGTCAAACGCTTTGTTCTTGGGATAGAACTTTAATTGTCAGAAAAGCCGGAAGTTATCCGACATCAGAGATTGACGGAACCGTCATTTTGACAAATACAACCCGCAACGCTTACGCGAATACGGGTTATGTTGACACCTTGCCGGATTCAACGAACGATTATTATTATCGAGCGTTCCCGATTTCGGTTAATGGTGCCGTAAACTATGACGACCAAAATAAATTCGGGAATAAAACTTACGAATTTATAATTAACCCGAACGACTCAAATCCCGCAACGCGTGTAAAATATGCCGGAGAAAACGCAAATTACACGCCGGCAAAAATGAATTTTACAACAAAACAATTTGATTATGGTTCTTGGGAATCGGCGTTCTTTATGGGTTTATTCCGTCCTTGTATGGTTTACAATGACGCGGCGGGCGATGAATTAAAAGGAACCGTCATGGAATATTTGGACCCGAATAATCACGCTTTAACGATTGACGGGGACGCGTCTCACGTTGCAGACGATACTTGCAACGCGAACGCCATGGTTGAAATCGGACAAATTTGGGTTAAAGAATGGACCGATTCCGACGGGAAATTCCATGTTAAAATCGGTTCCGAACAATTCGACGGGGCGGATTGCTACACACACATTAACAAAGACGGAACAACTTATCGAAACGTTATTTATCGTGCTATGTACGACGGTTGTTTGATTGGCGGAAAAATTCGCTCAATTTCCGGAAAATATCCAAACAACAACACCGCCGGGAATACGCAAATCGCAAACGCTCAAGCAAACGGCGGCGGTTGGAACGTTGATGAGTACAATTTAAGACGTTTAATCAATTATTTGTTAATCTTAATCGGAAAATCAACCGATATTCAAGCAACATTCGGAACCGGTCGTCATTCGGGCGGCTCTCAAAATTCAAACAATTTTGTTCTTGCCGGCACGTTGAACGACAAAGGTATGTTTTACGGCGACAACACAAACGGAGCCGTTAAAGTTTTCTTTATTGAGAATTGGTGGGGGAATATTTGGTTAATTACGAATGGCGTTCTCCAATCAAGCGGCAAACTTTATTATAAAATGTGCGAGGGTACGGCAGACGGTTCAACGATTCAAGATTATCAACAAACCTCCGTCGTTGGTTATATAGATTCGGGCGTTACCAATGCCGGGACCGTTACCGAATGTTATATTAAGGAAATGGCACTCGTTCCGAAATTGGGACTTGTTCCGAAATCGACCTCGGGCGGTTCTTCATCGACCTATTTTGCGGACGGTTTTTGGAGTAATGCGGGCGTGCTTGGCTTTGCTCGTTTTGGCGGTGGTTCTCACAACGGTTTGTTGTGCGGAGCGTTTACGCTCAGTGTGGACCACGTCGTCTCGGACTCGGTTTGGGCTTTCGGGGCGTCGCTCTCTTACAAAAAACCCTCTTAGGGGGGACAACGGGGGAACTCCCCCGTTGATATTGGAGAAAATGAAAAATAAAAAAATAATTGAATTACAAAACGCGGGGTTTTAACTTGTGCTTTGCTCGTCTTGGCGGTAGTTCTTACAACGGTTTGTTAGGTGGAGCGTTTTCACTCAATGTGAACAACGTCGCCTCGAACTCGAATTGGGACTACGGGGCGTCGCTATTTTACTAATAAACAAAAAATATAGGGTTTTAACTTGTGCTTTGCTCGTTTTGGCAGTTGTTCTTACGACGGCTTGTTGGACGGAGCGTTTACACTCAATGTGAACAACGTCGTCTCGAACTCGAATTGGAATTACGGGGCGTCGCTATTTTACTAATAACAAAATAAAATCTTATAATGCAGGTTTTAATCCTTGCCCCTTGGCAAAAATCAGCCGAACAAGAGGTGCGGAATAGTAAATTTATTTTGAAACTCCGCAAGGCTATTAGTAAGAGAATTTTTGTTTAAAACAACAATCGATTGAGACCTCTTGGACAATGAAAACTTATAAACATTTAATTGAATACGCCTTGAGCGATGAATGTATGGACGCCGCTTTGCATACGGCGTCAAAAGGCAAAAAGGACCGTCCGGAAGTTCAACGACTTATTAAGAACACGGAATTTGTCAAAAACAAATTACGAGATGTTATTCTCAACAAAACGTTAAAACCCTTTGTTCACAAGGCACATGAAATAAACGACGGTTTTGTTCTTAAAAAGAGAATAATAATTCAGCCTCATTTTACCGTAAATCGTCCGGAACAATGGTTACAACATATCGTTATACAAACGATAAAACCAATACTCATGCGGGGAATGTATGAGTTCTCTTGCGGTTCTGTTCCCGGACGCGGCGTTCATTATGGCAAAAAATATCTTGAAAAATTTATAAAATCGAATCCGAAAAAGATTAAATATGTCTTGAAATTAGACATTAAACATTTTTATCAAAATATCTCAATAAACCTTTTAAAAGAGCGTTTTCAACTAATAATCAAAGATAAGTTAATGTTAAAATTGATTTTCTTTGTTCTTGATTCAAATATCGGAATTCTTGAAAACGGAGAATATATACGAGACGGACTCCCTATTGGTTTTTATACGTCTCAATGGTTCGCGAATTGGTTTCTGCAGCCGCTCGACCATTACATCAAGGAACAATTATTGGCGGCTTGCTATGTTCGATATATGGACGACATCGTCATTTTTGGAACGTCAAAACGCGAGTTACACAAGATGTTCAAAAAGATTGAATCCTACTTAGCGGGAATAAATCTTAAACCGAAAGAAAATTGGCAAGTCTTTTTATTTGATTATATCGACAAAGACGGCAAAAGACGCGGACGTCCTATCGATTTTATGGGGTTTAAATTCTATCGAGACAAAACAACTATTCGAAAATCAATTTTCTTGAGGGCGTGTCGTCTTGCTCGTCGAGTTTCGAAAAAATTGAAAATTTCTTGGAGAGACTCTTGTCAATTATTGAGTTACATGGGGTGGTTTATGGTTACGGACACATTCATGGCGTATCGAAAACATATTAAACCATTCGTCAGTATTAGGGCATGTAAAAAGATTGTCAGCAAACATAGTAAAAAGGAGAATAAAGAAAATGGCGTTAATTTTTAAAAAAGCACAATCGGCGGAAAAACCGTTGTCGATTGATGTAACATCATCACCGGGAAACGTTTATATTCGCCGCGACGTGAAAGAGGTTGAATATTTCGACCAAAACGACGAGTTGAAAAAACGTTGGGAATACTCCGAGGCTCTTATCACCGCGGACGAATACGAAGAATATAAAAATGTTTTAATTGCAAACGAAATCAATTCTCAAGAAAATTCTGCAGCATTCGACAATTTTCTAAAAAAATTAGATACGGGCGTCAAATATACGAACGGTCATTCGTACAAGCCGGGTTATATTTCCGACTATAAAAAAATTATGGACGATATTTCCGTCGCAATCGTTTTAACAAATATGCTCGGAGGTTCAATCGAGCAATTCAAGACGCAAAAATTCGCGGTTTATGATGAAACCGGAACCGTTCAAAACATGGTCGAAATGACAGGTCTTGAGGTTATTAACCTTTATATTTTTCTTTACACGCAAAAGGAAAAATATTTCGCAGAATACAAACTCGAAAAAGAGTTGGGGAAATAAGATTCGATGTTGATTGTGGAGAGGTCCGCAACAATTCGAGGTTATTAAGGGGCGACGAGAACGTCGTCGTCTCTTTATAGCCGAAAAATGGAGAAACAATGAAAGATTTAAAGGCTGCGGAAATAGTTTTCGACGCGATGAAACAAGATTCCAATATTGAACGAATTGAGGCGAACCCGCCCGAATGTTTTTGTCCGATATGCAAATCGGCAAATATTGAGATTATTCAAACATTCGAGGACGCCTCCGGGAGAACATTTTTTGAGTTGAGATGTTCGGATTGTGATTCAAGATTCGTTCTTTTAGAGGATTTAATAAATTCGATTCGTCGGAACATCGAAAACGCGAAAATTACGGAGGAGAAATTAACCTCCGAAATGGAAAAATTTTTGGAGGTGGATTTATGAACTTGAAAAAAATTTACGTCAAAATCGACGATAAACGCGAAAGAATCGAGGATTTTATCGCGGATAAGATTTTCAAAAAACTTGATGAAAACGACAATCTCGACACGTTGCAAGAGAAAGTTATTCTTGTTGCATTCGAGGCGGCAGACGCCTATTTAATGACGTACGGCGTCCCGACTTTGCCGGAAAACGTTAAACAAACAATCGCGAAAGGTATTGTTAAGGGTTTCGGAAAAGCGAATCGCAAGATTCAAAAACAGTTAAAGAAAAAATCGGATAAATATAAAAAGAGACATGGGGAGGAATGATGATTGATTTTGACGCATTAGACAAGAGTAAAACATATTTAGCGGTCCAATACGGAGAGGGACTTATTTCAAAGAAAATTCGTAAATACTCGAAACAATACGCCCCGAACTCAAAAAAGATTCCGACGCACGTTCTCGCGTTGGTTTTTGAAAATGGAACTTGGTTTATATACGAATCTCACGCGAGGGCATTAAAAGAGTTTGCAATCGCGGCGGGCGTTCGACGTTTTCCGGTTGATGAATGGAAAATCGTCGAAAAAGACACTCAAGAACAATTCGTGGCGTACGAACTCGAAATCGACAAAGAAGAATTAAAAAAACATATCGGAGAACCTTATTCGGTCGGAGATATTCGTTCTTTGTTCTTTGCGGCTCTTTTTCATAACAACGGAAAACAAAAGGACCGCAACGGGTTAATTTGTTCGGAATATATGGCGTTATGCTATCCGAAAATATGCGAGTTTTACGGCTTGCCGGCTTGGTGCATAACTCCGGCTCATTTTCAAGACTATATCGAAAATGTTTTGGAGGCGGCTTGATGAGTTGGGAATTAACGTTGTCTCTTATTGTTAATATTGTTGCGATTGCTTTTTTCGCCGGGACATTAAAAGCAACTCAAGAACATCAAGAAAAGATTATTTCTCTTTTGAGAGAGGAGTTTTCGGAACATTTCAAGAGATTAGAGGATAAACAAGACAAACATAATTCGGTTATCGAAAGACAAATCCGACTCGAGGGAAAAGTCGAAACAATGGACGAAAAAATCAGAGTTGCAAATCATCGAATAGAGGACCTCGAAAAAGTTTAATTAAGGAGAAAAAATGAAAACATCGGAAAAAATCAGAAATTTTATAAAAAATCAAGAGGGGTTAAGGTTAAACGCTTATTTATGTCCCTCGAGAGTGTGGACGATAGGTTGGGGGCATACCGGAGCCGAAGTTGTTAAAGGATTAGTAATCACGAAAGAACAAGCGGAATCGTATTTCCGAAACGACATTACAATTCACGAAAACAACGTTTCAAGGCTTGTAAAAGTCCCATTAACTCAAAACCAATTCGACGCCCTCGTTTCATTCGAATATAACGCGGGTTATGGTAATTTCTCAAGTTCAACGCTTTTAAAACTCTTGAATCAAAAGAAATATAACGAGGCGGCAGCACAGTTCACAAGGTGGGTATATTCCAAAGTCAAACAACCGGACGGAACATATAAAACGGTTGCTTTGCCGGGACTCATTAAACGCCGCAACTATGAAAAAGGATTCTTTCTTTCTTAAACTCCTATATATACACATGACAACATTCGTCCTCCGAATGAACTGCCGAGGATTCCTCGGAAGTTACAGAGAACCCGAATCGGATTCGTCCGGCTCGGGTTTTTTGTTGTTTAAACCTTTTTGTTGATATTAACAAAATGGTTCAAACTCTCCGGAATTTCCGGAAAGTTGGACGGCGTGGGACAATAATTGTTCCGGAAACGTTCTCAATAAGATGTAAAACCGCATAAATAAAGGGGTTTTTATATTATCAAACAAGTTTTTTGAAAGTTGGACGATATGGGACAAAAATTGTAATGTGCAAAAATTGCACATTAGAAAAAATAAAAACATTAAATCTCCGCTTATCAGAATCAATTTTGAGAGGAGTTTTATATATTTGAGGATAAGTTTATAATGAAATAATGTTTTCGTTAATTTATTAACGATTTAAACGCGAGAAAATTTTATATAAAAAGGAACCCGAATCGGATTTACTCCGGTCCGGGTTTTTTATTATCTATCTCCGCCCAATAAGTCGCCGAAAATGGCGTCATACCTCCGTTAATAATTCGTTTAATCTTTTTATTGCGATGTTTCGACCGCGTAACATACACGTTCTGCCTTGATTCGTTATTTTATCAAAACACACATCGACAATTTTTCCGTTGGTTGAACAATGACTCCCGCAAGGTAAATCGTCGCTCCGATTCAGTATCTCAAGAATGTTTTTAATTTTTGTTTTTAATTCGTCTTTATTCATTGTTTATTCTCCGTTGGTTGCTTTATTCGTTCGTAAATCTCAAGAGCCTTGTATATGAATTTTGCTCGCCTTGTATCGTTTTCTGCCGGCAATTTGTATAATTTCAAAAACTCTTTATCATCGAATCGAATAACATTGTTTTTCTTTTTTCTCGGCATTATTCCTCCGTATGTTTTTGTTGAATAACCTTGTCAATGACCGCATGGCGTTTGCGGTAACGTTCAAGAGCGTTCAGCATATACGCTTTTTCTTTTGGAGTTACGGACAGATTCAAACGTTCCGTCTTGTCGGTTCGAACTCCTCGAGGGCGTCCGGAATTCTTGCGAGGACCTCCTCTCGGATAAAGTTCGGAATAATAATCGATAAATCTCTCGTCAATCTCGCTCCACGCCTTTATTAACTCTTTGCGGCGTCCCTTGAAATAAACGTTTGATTCGTTTAAATCCTCGATGATTGTTTTTTTCTGTTCGAATCTTTCCGCCTCTGTTGGGTACATGGATTTTAAAATATAACAAGTTTTGACTACGGCTCGATGTACGCAAAAATGTATTCGGATATGATATTCGTTGTCGTATTCTTCAATTTTCATTCTTGCTCCTCGTCTTGCAACATAAATTCCGCCCAT